AACAGGTGTTGCAGATAGTGAGAAGTCCTAACATGGGTATTGATGCTAAGGCAGGTCCACAAGACGCATATCAAAACTTTATTCAAAAAACAGGCAAAAAAGCCAACACCAGCACTGAGGGATCGTCATAATGGCACAAAATTTTTCACGTAAATCGTATGCGATAGATCCAAAAAAACAGACAGGGCCTTTTGAAGCCATTGTGAGAAATGTGTTGGATCCCAAATACAGCGGAGCCATAGAAGTTGAATTGTTAAAAACTTTGGAATCAGGATCTCATGAAGAAACTGGACAACTGGTTACCGCCAGATATCTACATCCATTTTATGGTACCACAGATGTGGCGGGATTGAACAAAAACAAAGATCACAGAGACAGTCAACAGAGTTATGGTATGTGGTTTGTGCCACCTGATGTGGGAAATCGTGTGATGATTGTTTTTATTGAAGGCAACATCAACAGAGCATTTTGGATTGGATGTATACCACAAGCATTGATGAACATGATGGTTCCTGGAAGCACTCCAGCCACCACAAACACCGACACCACAGATTCTGAACATCAAGAAGATCCTGCTGATGCAGATTACAAAGGCAAGAAACTGCCTGTGGGAGAACACAACAAAATTAAATTTTCTGGCAAGCCTGTCAATAAACCTTTAGGCATTGCTAAACCAATCAATAGAGTTTTTACCAACATATTGATGAATCAAGGATTGCTGGAGGACGAGACCAGAGGTTTGACCACTTCAAGTGCTAGACGTGAAGTGCCAAGTGCTGTGTTCGGAATCAACACACCAGGACCTAAAGACAAAGATTACACACAAAATCAACCAGTACAGTTTGCCAGACTGGGAGGGACCAGTTTGGTTATGGACGACGGTGATGACAAATTTATAAGAAAAACTTCTGCCAAAGAAGGTCCTTATTCTTATCTAAATTTAGAAACTGAAGACGCACTGATAGAAGGTGAAAAGAATATTCCGCACAACGAACTGTTTAGAATAAGAACACGCACAGGACACCAAATACTGTTACACAATTCAGAAGACCTTGTGTATATTGCCAACGCCAATGGCACAGCATGGATAGAAATGACTGCCAACGGCAAGATAGATTTCTTTGCCCAAGACAGTGTGAGCATTCACTCTCAAACAGATTTTAATTTCAAAGCAGACAGAGATGTGAATGTGGAGGCAGGACGCAGTATAAATCTTAAAGCAAGAAGCAGTATCACAGAAGAATCTCTAGGCAGTCACACAGTGACAGTGGGAACCAATCAAACAATCACAGTTGCTAATTTACAAACTGTGTCGGTGGGAACAACCAATCATTATGCCACAGGAAATATCAATCAGGATACTGGTGGAGTGATAAATCTAAACAATGGCTTTGCTGTTGAAACTCCTCCTACACCTTTGAGTACTCATGAAAATCCAGGTGAGAGTTACGGTAATATCATGAAGAGAGTGCCTCAGCACGAACCATGGAGTCATCATGAAAATTATGATCCACAAGCAGTTTCTACGGCAAAAACAGATAGAACCACAATTGAACAAGTGTCTGTGAAAGAACCAAACAATATTCCTGACACATTTAAAAATGCGAGAACATAGAGGAGATTGATATGTCATTTAGTATTCCATCATCTGTCACAGATAGTTTATCCGGTATGCAGGCATCTGCAGGTGATCTTACCAAAGTGGGAGGCGAAGCCTGTGATGTGATGGGCACACTGGGAGCCAGCGTTGGTGGAGACGCCATAGCCAAAGCCAAAGAAGCAGAACTTCAAATACAAGCCAACATTCCAAAACTCACTGCCAACGCAGGACTGATGCAGACAGCGATTGCTGATTTAGGACCATTGTTAGAACAAGCAGATTCTTTAATTCCAACAGACTTTGGCGGTAATGCACTATCACCTCAGAACATAGACGATGATCAGAGACAGATAATATCTGCGAATGCTCAAGCCATAAATGATGCCATGGCACAGTTTGGCAGTGTGGGAGCAAACATTTCAAGTTCGATGGCATCATCAGTAACTGATATGTCGGCTTCTGTGGAAGCACTTAAACCTCAACTCAACGTTGCTGTGCAGACAATCTCAGCAGGAGGATGTAAAGGTGTAGAAAATCAATTGTCAGGCATAGCAGAAGGAGTGGCTCCACAACTGGACGCAATTAAAACTCAATTAGAAACAAAAACAATTCCCAGTCTAGAACCACAAGTGAATGCACTATTAGATCAAGCCAAGGATACAGCCGCTCAGGCAGGCGCGGCATTTGAAGCCAATCAAGGAGCAATCACAGAAGCCGCAGATGCAATGAAGGCATCAATTACTTCAGCATTACAAGGAGTACAATTACCATAACATGGCAAGGGGAATAGCAAGAATTGGTGACAGAACAGATGGTACTTGTTATCATCCCAGTCATCTTGTGCCGCTAGCCACAGGAGGCACCATCATCACAGGATCCAGCAAAGTGGTGTGTGATGGCAATAGATTGGCGGCAACACTGGGAGATGAAGTGGAAACAGATTGTGGTCACATTGCTTATATTATTACAGCAACAGCCAAAGTGTTGATAGGACACAAGGCTCAATTTGTGGCAAGGCTGGGAGATCAGATTGACGATGGCGCTCCCTACAAAGCCAAAATTGTCACGGCAAGCAATAAGACATTTCCACAAGGTTAAATATCAATATGGCACATAAAAAATTATACAAAGAGATCACAGTAGGACCGAGTATTAGTCCCAAACAACCACCTAGCCAAAGAATTTATAGAGGGATCAGCACAGTTAATCCAGACAACACAAATTTTGCTCTTAACGATATTGGTTTAATCAAACAAGACTTATTAAATCATTTTCATATCAGTCAAGGCGAAAAGTTGGAGAATCCAGAGTTTGGCACAATCATTTGGGATTTGATACATGATCCTATGACACCAGACCTACAAGAAGCAATTAAACAAGATGTGGTGAAAATTATAGAAAATGATCCAAGAATTAGAGCTGATTCTGTGATTATTACTCCATTTGAAGCAGGCATACAGATTGAAGTTGAATTAACATATGTCAAATATAATGTGTCTGAAAAATTAAGACTAACATTTGACGAGAATAATGGATTACTGAATTAAATGCTCACATTATACAAACAAATAAATAACACTATTAAAAAGGAAACCAATGTCATCCACAGATAGACAAAATAGATTATTGTTAGCAGAAGACTGGAAAAGAGTTTATCAGTCATATAAAAATGCGGAATTCAAAAGTTACGACTTTGATACTATCCGTAGAACAATGATTCAATACATAAGACAGAACTATCCAGAAGATTTCAACGATTACATTGAATCATCAGAGTATCTAGCACTGATAGATTTGGTAGCGTTCCTAGGACAAAACTTGGCTTTCAGAACAGATTTAAATGCTAGAGAAAATTTTTTAGAAACTGCTGATAGACGTGATTCAATTTTAAGATTAGCAAGACTTATCAGTTACAATCCTACTAGAAATCAATGTGCAAATGGTTTGATGAAAATCGTAGGAATAAGCACAACGGAAGATATTGTAGATAGCAATAATTTAAATTTAAGCAATCAAACAATCAGTTGGAACGATGCAAGTAACCCAAATTGGTACGAACAATTTGTAAAAGTTTTAAATGCTTCACTTGCCGAAAATGAAAAATTTGGTAGCCCAGTTAAGTCATCAAACATAGATGCTATACCAACCAGTCAATACAGAGTCAATGCTAACAACACAGATGTTCCTGTTTACTCTTTTACAAAATCTGTAAACGGACAAAGTTTACCTTTTGAAATTGTTTCAACATCGTTTGACAACGGTGCTATCATGGAAGAGGCTCCGTTAGTAGGTAGACGTTTCAGTTTACTTCATAGAGACGATGGTAAAGGCAATGCTTCAAACAATACAGGATTTTTTGTTCATTTTAGACAAGGTGTATTAGATCAAGGTAATTTTTCAGTTGATGTTCCAAGCAATAATCAATCAGTATCTATTGAGGCTAGCAATATTAACAATACAGATGTTTGGTTATATCAATTAGATGTGGACACAGGATTAGAAGATACACTTTGGACAAAAGTTGATTCTGTTACAGGTAATAATGTAATCTATAATTCAACAGCAAAAAGTGTTAAAAATATTTACACAGTATTGAGTGACACAGACGATTCAATCAGTTTAAAATTTGCTGACGGTATATTTGGAAATCTTCCACAAGGAAATTTTAGAACTTACTACAGAAGAAGTAAAAATCAAAATGTTAGAATTGTGCCTGCAGATATGCAGAATGTTCAAATTGATGTTCAATATGTTTCTGCTAACAATCAAATTGAAGTTTTAACTTTAACAATGGGTCTTCAGTACACAGTGGACAATGCTACAACTTCTGAAACAAACAACAACATTAGATTAAACGCTCCAGCAACTTATTACACACAAAATAGAATGATAACAGGAGAAGATTATAATGTTGCTCCGTTGGGAACTAATCAAGAAATTATAAAAGTAAAAGCAGTTAATAGAACTTCTAGCGGAATTTCAAGATATTATGATTTGATAGATTCAACAGGCAAGTACAGCAACACAAATATTTTTGGTGCTGATGGATCAATTTACAAAGAAGAAATAGAAAACTTAGATACATTTAGTTTTTCTACACAAACAGATATAGAAGGTGTTATTATTAATCAATTGGAACCTTTGTTATCAAAAAATCAAACAAGAAATTATTACATTGAAAAATTCCCTAAAATATTTTTAAATGATTTGAATCCTGTATGGCAACAGGTTACTAAATCAACCAATGAATCAACAGGAAAATTAATCGATGCTGTAAACGTTTTAGATTATCAAGTGGGAACATTCACAGCCAGTCAATTGAAATATGTTGAACCAGGTGCTATGATTAAGTTTGTGGCTCCCGCAGGACAACATTTTATGGCTGATAATTCATTGATGACAGGTGTAGCGGATCATCCAGGCGCTAAAGATTATATTTGGACATCAGTTGTTAGTGTGTTGAATGATGGTGTTGCTAATTCAAGCACAGGAGAAGGTGCTATAAAATTTAACGATGTTATTCCAACAGGTGCTATTGCTACACAGATATTACCAAAATTTGCAAAACAGTTCACTAACGATATCAAAACAATCATAATAGATCAAGCATTTGCTTATAATAATTTTGGAATAAGGTATGATGTTGCTAGTAGATCATGGCAAGTGATTGATGAAAATAATTTAGATGTTTACGGTACATTTAGTACAGGTAAAACAGGCGACACATCAAACCAACAGTTGGACAGCAGTTGGTTAATCAAATGTATTACAAATGGTGCAACATACACCATCACATACAGAGGATTAAGATATGTGTTTGAAAGTAAAAGAGAAGTAAGATTTTTCTATGATAGTGCTGACAGAAACTTTAATGCTCAAACAGGAGTTACATTACAAGATAAAGTTTCTGTGTTATCGATCAACACAAAACCTGATGTTGTAGCATCATTTACAAATGATATCAACTTTGCTGTATCAACAGAATACAGAACTTTGAGTGGATATGTAGACAGTTCTAAATTAGAATTAACACAGTTTGATTCTGATCAAGATGGTATTGTTGATAATCCAGATGCATTTAACCTTGTTGTAGATCCAGCAACTAATTCTAGCACAAAATATGTTTTCCAAAAACTTGTGAGTGAATCAGATGGAACACAAAGATATCAATATGTTAATGCTACAGATGAAAAAATTTATATTAGACAAACTTCAGTAGGTGCTATTGGAGATTACACAAACGGATCGATTGTTTACCTGATTGACAGTGACAGTTTCAAACAAATAAACTCCACAACTAATACAACATCAAACATTACAAATTATGTGGCTCACGTGGGTAGAGATAATATCAAATTCCAATATGTTCACACTGTGGATGGTAACACAAGATTGGATCCAAGTTCATCTAACATAATAGATATGTATGTTTTAACAAGAACATATGATATCAATTTTAGATTATGGTTAGCAGGTGTAACAACTACTAAACCTTTATTGCCTAGTAATGATTCGTTATACACAAATTATAACACACCATTAGCAAAAATTAAATCCATCAGTGATACAATAATATATCATCCTGTCAAATACAAAATATTATTTGGTACACAGGCAACCACTGATGTACAAGCAACATTCAAAATTGTAAAAAATTCTGATCAAGTTACGAACGATAGTGATATTAAAAGTAGGGTGATTCAAGCAATCAACGAATTTTTTGCTTTAGAAAATTGGGATTTCGGTGATACATTTTATTTCACAGAATTAAGCACATA